AGTCCATGAAGTAAGTGAATTTTGACCAACATTCAGTGTATCATGGGTTGACAGACTTCCTTTTTTAATACCTAATTTTTCAAAATAATCAGCTTTAACACCTCTATATAATTTAATAGTTTTCCCATATACTTCTGTTAAAAATTTTTCACTAAACATTTGAGTAATCTTAAATGCATCCTGAAAATGATTCGGATCCATTCTCATTCCTTTAAATGACCTTTCAACATTATCCTTAAACCATTTAATCAATGATTTGTCATGGTCTATAAACTCATAGTCATGATACAACACACTTGATTTTTTGTGAACAGATGCAGCATTCTTCAACAAACCTGCCCCACCACTATTTGCTGATCCATACCAATTTAACATTGTTACTCTAAACTGGCTGTGAAGAACAGCTCCCATTGTTTGGTGATACATTGCAATCATATCATTTTGGAATGCTGCTGACAAATTCATCCTGATATATAAATCTCCCAATTCTCCCTTACTAATTAACGGCTTTTTAAAATTTTTATTAAACTCTTTAATTTTCTTTAATTCACCAGCATGCTTATCCTTAAAAGTTGCCCATCTGGCATCTACAGCTTTTTGAAATGGATCAGCCTTCTTAACATTCTTGTATAACTTTTCTACATTCTGTGCTGCCTGTGTTTTTGCTGCATTAACATCACCCTTTAAAACTGGAATCCAAGTGCACCTACACATAGCATGAAGTGGAATCAAACCTGCTGCATTTGGAATTGTAAAAATTTGTCCATCCATCAAATTACAGTTTGGACACAACCTTTCATCAGGTGTAACCATAAACTGGACTTTTTCAACAACTCCAATCTGTTTATAAGATTCCAATCTTCCTGATGCAAATGCTCTTGACACCTCTGTTCTTGCTACTGTTGTTGCCCATTTATCAGGTGAAATATTATATCTGTATCCTTGTCTAAGAACATTTCCCTGTGTATCTATTTTAGTGGAAACATTTACCTCAATCGGCTTGTTCCAGACTTCCAATATTCTTCCCCTGATTTCAGGAATGCTTTCGAAATTTCTTATCCCATCAAGTATTTCAAATTTAATCTTATTAGAGATTTCTGTTGTTACAGCTGAAGCAAGTTGTATCTGATAATTTCTCAAATAATTTTCAACATTAGGATCCAGTAAAGCAAAATCAATTCCAATGTCAAAGGTCTTGAATACACTTTGACCTCCTGCATCAACTCCCCTAAAAACAGAGTCTGTCAGAGCTGTTCCAAATGGATCTGGATTTACCTCAGCAATTACATTGATTAATGACTGTGGAATATCTCCTGGAGATTTTTCAAACCATTCTTTAATCTTAACTGGAAAAGTGTGAACTTTGAATCTGTAGTCCCCGACTTGTTTGTATTTGAACTTTGGTGCAAAATCTATTCTGGTGAGTTCTTGTGATGAGGATAAAAATTTATTGCTTAATTCATACAGTGGAACAAACTCTTCATTGAAAAGCTTGAGTGTGTTGCTCTTGGCATCCTTAAATTCTTTTTGCAGTCTTGCTTCAAGTCTTTCCTCTTCCAGAAGTTGCCACTGAAATAAAAGTTCTGTATCTGTTTGTTGCTTCTCAATAACATCAGTCTGCATCTACTACATTTCCTTTTGGAAATAAATAAACTTTAGACAACATCTTGTCCTTTGCCTTGACAATTTCATCTAATATCTCAAGTCTTTTTCCAGGATCCATTGTTTCCCATCCAACTGGAAATCCATTTCCTTCCTCTAAATATTTTAACAGCTGTGTCTTTGTTGATATTACTGTTGGAACAATAGGTGGATTATCAGTTTGTGTTGCCAATGAATATGGAGCTGTAACTGGAACAGCTGATTCCCCTGTTTTTGGATTTATTCCAAATGGAACTAAATTATTCTGTAAATAAGGAACATTTCCCCATGGCACAGGATTCAGCCCCAGTCCCCTTACTCTTATTTCATTGATTGTAAGGACTCCATTCCTTGTATAAATTTCATGCCATTCTGCCTGTTCCCTCTTATCATCCAATTCCAAATCAAAATCTAAATATATATCATTGAACCCAAATCCAGATTTAGCAAATACAATTTGGTTATTAAATTTTTCTGAAAACAATTTCAGGTGTGGTCTAACAGCATCCCTTTTAAACAGCTTTGTCTGTTCATTGCTATTCAGCTTTCCCATTCCAACATCCACAACACCTAACACAATTGGCTGCATATCGTAAATTGCCATTATCTTTGTTAACAGCCATCTACTGTATTCCTGAAACTGCATTTCATCATTTGTAAGTCCTACCTTTTCAAACTTTATGTTTCCTTCTTCAGTTGCAATCAGCAACGGCTTATGAGGTTGTCCCTGCAATTCCCTTCTCCACCATGACCTGAATCTTTCAATTGCTGCATCTGCCTGTCCTGTTCCAGCTCCCTCAACTAACACTGCAAATCTTGGTGTAGCATTATTATAGAAAAAATCTAAATTGTGCTGGCTGGCATATAACTCAGCTGTAACTGTTTGATTCAATGACTCAAGTTTAGACAATCCATAAACACTATTGGATCTGGGATTCTGCATGAAATACATTATCCTTTCCATTCCCCAGCTTGCAATTTCCTTCATTTCAAAATCAATCTGAACATAAGATTTCTGTTTATCAAACATCCCTTTTTCATTGACATTCAGCTTAATTGAATTTCCTGGAACAGCATAAATTTGAATCCTTTTTTTGGCAGTTGCTAAATTTGTTTCTCTTACAATCTCTATGGCTGCAGCATCATACTTTAGCATGTCCCTTGTTACTTTCTTTCGCAATGAGGAATCAAAGCTCTCATTGTTATCATTTGGTTTTGTGATGAGTTCCCCAAGTGCAAACATATTCCTTTTGGTTTGATCTGTTGGCTGTCCTGCTTTTCCATATGATAATGGCTTAATCAATGGATTGATATCTGACACCCTATCCACTATCTTATCAACACATGCCCTTATCCATACATTTGCAAGATACATATTATCCATTTGAGCAAATGTAAGTGTTGAAATCTTTTCAGGATATTCAATATCACCATCAGTCTTGCCACCACCAAACTGCACTTCCCTTGAGTCAATGGAACTCAATTTTTCTGCTTTTACAAAAAAGTTCTTTTTAAAACCTAACATATTTCACCTCAATGAATTTTCTCATTAATCCAAACCAATACAACCAAAAAGACCAATGACACTCCTGCTCTGTAAATATCACCACCATTCAATAGAAAATCAATCCCATAATATATAACATAAACAATACAAGCCATTGTGAAAAGGTTAAATACATAATCTAAAATCACATTAATACCATACATTAACACAGAAATCGATGATGGAATAAATGTTTTCAAATCATGCAATAATTTTAATCTTTTTGCCCTTCTGGTTTCCTTTCTATTTCTTCTATCAAACTGCTTTCCAATCACCTCCTCCTTTTTAAATCTTTCATCACCATCAATCTTCTTTTGTTCCTTTTCCTCATTTTCATCTGGAGCAGGTGCTACTGATAATTTTAGAATTTCTGATTGACTACCTCCTTGTCCTTTGGGAGGTGATGGTCTTTTTGTTTTTGGTCTATCATTTATTCCTCCCTTTTCCTCTTTAGCTCGTTTGAACATATCCTCTCCTATCCAAAAAATACTGTTGGTGAAATGCTTATTCTATCATACGAATTCTTTGTTACACCTGCTATTGCATCCATTACATCTTTGCTTCCCTTATCAATCCCCTCCATCACTTCCCTGTCCCAGCTTTTCTCAGGATGGTCAATCTTGCCATTGTCAGCTGTTATCAATTCCCTTGCCTCTCGTCTTGCAATTGGGTGTGGATAACATTTCATCAATTGCTGATACATCAACTCTTTCCATAAATCATATGCCTCATTATTTCTGTCAACAGACAAAACATCAGCAACAATTTTATGATACTTCAGAACCTGAATAGACTCAACACTTTGCCATCCATCAAAAGTTACAAACCTGATGTTAAATTTCAGAACATCTCTTAAAAACAAAATAAATTTCCTAACATCAGCAAATTCAATTTCAGCTCTTTTCTTTGCAATAAGCTGTAGTGCTAAATCTATGACCACACCTTTCCTGCCTTTCAATTTTTCTGAAAATGTATCTGGCAAAATTATTCCTTCATGAATCAGCTCCCTTTTCAAATCAGCATCTATCTTTGCCGTCATAAGTTCACAATGAGCAAGTGCAAGTCCAGCAGCATCCCCCTTCTCCTCAACTTTTCCTTTTGCCATATCAACATGAACTGCATAAATTCTGCCTGTTACTCCCCTGAATTTAGGATTAAACTTCAAGGCATGTAAATAAGATCCATCCACTGATACTAAATCTCCCTGAACTGGATTCACATACATTCCATCAAACATATATTCAAGCATGTATTTCTTTGTAACATATCCACCTTCCTCAATCCCACCTTCACATTCATATGTCATTTTTGCCTTCTCTGGATTCTGTAAATACTTCCTTGCAAAATCAGACTTTTCTCTGTTTACCATAACTTCCCAAGTTGATGCCTTGCTGGTATAAATTTCAGGATTGTTTTTTTCTTTGTTATAAAGTGTATCCATCGGATCATTGTGATTGTATTTATAGCTAATTACACACACCTTTCCATATTTTGTAAATCTACTTTCCACTGTATCTCTGGCTGCATCCAACAAATCAAATGCCTTCTCTGCAGGAAATGACCCAAATTCATCAATAGTAACAAAAAACAAAGTTAGCCCTTCTCCAGTATTTGTTTCTCCATTGAGGGAATGAGCTGTTATGTTCATTGGAAAACGAACTTCAGCACTTTGGACATCATATCCATCCCTCAAATCAACTCCCTTTTCGGCAAACCAATTTTTCCCTGTTGCAGGACTTCTGACTGCCTTCAACATTTGTTTGAATTTCTTGAAATAAACATTCACTGCCTGACGAGCATTGATACTCATATTTCCAATATCAATTGCATCGCCATGTCCAATTGAACATCCATACACTTCCCTCAAAGTCTTCTGTGGATCCTTCATACACATAAGCTTATAAACAACATACAGCTGAATTTTCGATATGGTTCTATCCTTGCCACTATTATGATTTAATATCCCATGAGCAAAATAACAATGAGTATCAGGAACTTCCAAATCATAAAAATCTTGTTCCCCTACACTCTCAATAGATTCAATTTCATCGTATTTTATCACACACCAACTCCAATTCTATTCAAATCATCCTTGTATAAAATTATCAATTTCTTATTATATTCCTTTTCAAACAAATCCATTTTCTGTTTACCATCAAATGAACTGAATCCTTTCAATTCTATCCATAAATCATATTTTGATAAATAAAAATCTGGTATGTATGAAAT